GGAAATTTAACTCCATGTACTGCTTGTCCTGTTTGTCCACTTTGTCTTCTAAATATTTTACCAGGAAATACTTTCATGTCTTGACCAGGTACTAGCATTGTTTCATCAACATCAAATACTAAATTACCTGCAAGTGCTAAGTTATCAATAGCCATTCTCGCATGACCATTCATAACCATTTGAGAGTCTTCCATATTTTCTGGTATACCTACACCAAAGAATTGATATGGATTTAATTCATATGGACAAACTAAATATGGTAATCTAGTTGGAGTAAATGGATTCTCTACCATTCTTAAAACTTCATTACCACATATCCAAACGTTGACTGATACTACATCACCTGTAGCTTCGTAAACTAAACCACATTCATCTGCAGTCTGTCTATCTATCATTCCCCAATATTCTAAAACTTCAAATCTGTTTTTATAAATATTTGTAATATTTTCTCTATCATACAATGAAGATTCAAATCCTCTTGTTTGATAGTTAGGACCCATCTCTAAACATTTTTTAACAGCTTCTGCATTAAACATAGGTTTCTCTGCAAGATCTTCAAACTGTTGTTTATTGTAAGAATGTCTTTGAATTACATAATCACAATCATGAATGTTTGTAGCATTTGGATCTGGATAAAAATCCCAGCATGATACAGCTTCTATACTTGGTACACTTTTTACTTTTGTAACATGCACATTAGCAACATTACCTTCATCATCTTCCGATGTATCGAATGAATGATACTCTTTTACATCTGTAAATGGTCCTTTTAAAATACCTGTACCTAACAATGCCATTTCAAAAAATACATGTCTTAGAATTGTAATAGCTTTACTTTCTTCTAACTGATCATGTAATATTTTTTCCATTGCTTCAGCAGCCATTTTTGCTGGCTCTATCTGTGGGCCACCTGTATACGATGGTCCATCTTCAAAACCTAAATTTTCATATTCCATATTTAGATTTTTCATCAAATCATTAACAGTTGCACCTGGTGGTATATTTGCACCATCACCATTAAATCCATATGGATCTCTTGGTTGTTCAGGTTGCTGTGGCTGTTTAGGATTTAGATGTGCTTTGCTAGCAATATCTTCTGGTACTGATGTTGGAGAAACTCCTAAAGGAAATTTACCTTGAGAAAATAAAACTTCAATAATCTGACCGAATGAAGCAAGTACTTTAGTTTTTGTTATTTTAACAAATACTCTAGACTTTTCATTTTCACGAAAAGCCATTTCTGGACCATATAATCCTCTATAGTTTCTATAAGCCTTTAACCATCTTTTTTCATCATAGACTTTAGATGTTTCAGCTTGTTGAAATCTTTCTCGGATTAATCCAATTAAAGGACTCCCCTCGGATTCGTATCCGCCATTATTTTTTTTATCTTCTTCTTGCATCTAGATTAGTAATCTCTTTCTTCAGCCATTCTAAAGATTGCTGGATCTACTTTTGATTTAGATTTACCTTTTGCATCATTACCATCTCCAGAAGTATCTCCTTGATTTACTTTTGAATTAGGATCTATAGCCATAGGCTCGATAGGTGCTTTAGGTGCATCAGGTGCTAGTTCTCCGTGCTTATATCTTTGTAACATGTGTTGTCCTCCTATTTATCTTTTTCTAATGCTTTTTTAACAATAGCATCAAGATTAATTTTTTTCTTTTTTTGAATATATTTAGATTCATTTTCACCCTCTCCCTCTAATGCTTTTTTAACAATAGCATCAAGATTAATTTTTTTCTTTTTAGTTATGTCGGGTGTATCACTTTCCGAGCTAACCATGTCTCCAATAAATTTAGGATCATTAGCAGCTTTAAGTAATTTACCTAAATCTATTTTTCCTCGTTTTTGTGAATCGTCCATTTTTTGTTGCCTTTTTAGTTTTTTTATTATACTTTTTTTTTCTTGTGCCTGCATATACTACAGGTATAAAATTACTCTTAGGCCCAAGACTCATTAATAGTCTTTTTCGTCAGCCATAGTAAACAATGAATCTTGAACATGCTCAGCACCAGGTTTGCTTGTTACAGTTTGATCGTATTCAAACTCCTGATATTTTCTAGGTGCATGTTTTTCAAAATCAATATTAGTATGTTCTCTGTTTGGCTGTTTGCCATCAGGTGCATCACTAAACTGACCTTGTTTAACTTTAGCTTTTGGATCAAATTTTGCTTCCATTAATTTCTCCTGTTAAATTTTTATTTTTTTAATTTTAATTATATTCTTAGTAGGTATTACTGTGTGCCCACCGCCTTGTTTAATTGTACCAGAATCTTCAAATATAAAATCTGCCATGATAACAGTTGTCTTTTGATTTTGCTCTACTAACCAACCAAAGCTACAACATACTGCTGTCTTAGATTTTTTTATATCTGTAATGTCAGACCACTCACATGATCCAACAATATCTTCCCAGTATGCAATAACTAGGTCATACGGAAAAATTTTTTTATTTATTTCTGGAACTTTTCTTTTTGACACCTTTTAACTTACCAGAATTTTCCATAGCATAAAATATGGCTTCACCTTTTTTCTTGCCATATCGTTTAGTCATGGATGTTTTAATTTTTTTACCTTTCTTATTTAGAGGCATGTAATACCTTACCTCTATTAGGTCCTTTCTTTAATCTGTATTCTTGTGTGCCAGTCGCACCTATATTAACTTCTCTTCTACATAATTTAGATAACAACTTTTCCATTGTTTCTTTTTTAATAGAAGATATATGCGATAACACTTGCCTTGTAACTCTGTTCATGTTAATACCCAAATTTATTATCAGCCATCCTATATGTATCATCCGTAAAAGATGTTCTAAATCTTTCTGCATATTTAGGATGGGTAGGTCTACTCATACAACCATAGCGTAATGCATCGTATGCGTGATCCTCTGCGTTAGTATCTACATCTTCAGGATTCTTATCATCCGTTGGTAAAGATCCTAAAGTTCTAATTAAATTTCTACAGGTTTTAAATATTCTAATACCTGGTTCTTCTGAATCATTAACTTTTAATCGTTTGTGTATTTCTAATTTACCACTAATTCTACTTTTAGGAGATCTATCTGAAGGTCTCCATCTACATCCATTTTGTATCATTGTCTCTGCAATACTAGGACCTACATCACCTCTTCTTGCCCAAGTACTAGAGTCTAACACTCCATAATGGATATACTCACCTTTTTCTAAACCTACAACTTGACGTGCAAAATTATCTGCTGTAACTTTTTTAGTATAGAGTTCTCTATAAATCCAGATATTATTATTATAATCCACAGCGAACCATAAAACACAAGCAGGAGAAGAATAACCCCAGTCAGCAGCACGAAACTTATACCAGCTTCTAGGTATCTCAAAAGGTTCAACCACATGGGTTGTTTTACTAAATTCTGGAAAAGCTGAGTTTTCGTATGCATCCCAATCTCCATCTAAAAACTGTTTACGCTGTGCTTCAGGTAAAGATGCAAGCATGATATAATAATCATCAGTCTGCATCAGATAAGGATTATCCTGCAACTTAGCTGGAATAAATCTTCTAGTTATATATTTCTTTCCGTTGGGTGTATCTATCCCTACATCAAAAGCTGTATTTGGTTCTGAGGGATCTACGAACATTTCTTTCACCCATTGTGAACCAACGTTTCCTGGATTACCTGTAGCTCTCATATAAACAGGTATATCTTTATCAACCGATCTTAAAGAAGATCTTAGAAAATTATATATATCTGGCGAAGGATATTGTGGAAGTTCGTCTATTCCTATCCATGTGTAAGACTGACCCTGGTAACGTAATACGTCTGTCATATTCTCTGCGTAACCAAACTCTATCTTTGCCCCTGATGGGAATCGCCACTCTTTTTCTTGTTCTCTCCATTTTGCACTAGGAAATGCCTTTGAGTATAATAGCTGAGACTTTTGAATTAAGTCTCTTAACTCAGGCATAGTCCTCCTCACTAGGAGTGCTCTATGATTTGTATATGTACAATAGCGAAGTGGATCGACTAGCATCGCATATGATTTACCACCACCTCGTGCTCCACCATAAAACACCTCTCTTTCAGAGGATGCAAGAAATTGTGTCTGTGGACCCGAATTAGGTTTAAAGATAATTTCTTGGTTTTGTACATGCTCTTGTACATTCTTAGATGCACTCTCAATTATGTCTTCAGTAAGAAGTTGAGTTTCTTTACCAGTAAGAGCCTTGTCTATAGTTAACAGTTTCTTCTTGGTATTTTCTGCTGCTTGCTTTGCAGAACGTAGAGTTTGTTCTGCTTTAGCTACCTTCTTACGAGTGCGAGCTAGAATCTGTTTGACTGACTTCTTGGCTTTCTGTTGAACTATTCTCTTCGGTTTCGGTGGTGCTATTTCGTTCAAATCTTTTTCTAAGTCCGACATGTGATATGTATCTTCCTGTTTTTCTATGTAGCCATTGGGCAGTCTCTCTTAGTGAACAAGTCTTTGAATATTCTTTTGCTTGTCTAAGAGCATCTAATTCTTCTTTGATAGGTTCTAGATAATCTGGATCTTGTGATTGTTTAAAACCAAAGGGTATTGTTCTTGCCCTTTTTTTAATTTTTGTTGATTCCATTATGTTA